TTTCATCTTTACTATAAACCGTACAGTTTATAACAGCTCTACCATCAATTAAACCATTGTATAAAAACTCATAGGAATGATTATAAGTGACTACATAAGAATAAAACGCTCTACCTCTATACCATATCAGTTTCCCTACTTTTCCGTAAGGGTCGTATACATATATGTTTTGCATTGGCGTATTCCTTCCTTTTAGTAATTAGATCAATCAGCGGTCTCTTCCTGAGGTATTTGATATCTCTTTTGCTATAGCATGATGCGTTAGTTATATATCTTCCTTCATAGTATCCAGAGTAAAACTTTGGATCATGTTTATAATGGTCTACTATGTAGTGAGAGAGCCATAATGATCCGTCATAAAAATTTAATTTACCTAAACCATTAGGTGTCTTTACATAAATATGTCTCACCGTTATTCTCCTTTCCGATTTTATTTACGTGTTTATAATAGCAAACATCCATTCTCTTGTCAAGCATCTATATAACAGAAACTTCCAGTTCCTGTATCTACAGTACAACAGGCATGCTCGTACTTCATTATCAGACGATTAAATTTCTCTTCTGACATAGGAGTTTTCACTCTGAACGGATGTGCCCAAGGTGAATCCACTTGCATTCTATTAGGAAGCAAATATACAGGATTTCCTGCAATGAGTGCTTTCTGTGCTTCTCTTCTGGTTACCTTCTTTAACATATTGTTCCCTTTCTAAGTAGCATAGTTAAACATCTTGGAGGAAAACGGGTAGCCCTGGATTTCATGCTACCCTTTTTGAGTAATTCAAGATGCTTAAATATACTGCTTATGCAGTATATTGTGATAACTGGTCTAAGGTACCGTTATAGTGAGCGTCTACAATTTCATCGTCATAGACCTCATCAGTTCCGTTGGAGTTCATGATGCAAGATGCGAGATCATTGATGAACCAATCATCTGTGCTGTCTGTATACCAAGAAAACTGATTTCCGTTGGCACATGTCATAGTTACGAGGTCTGTGTCTTTATCTACTTCATGGACTTCAGTTACTATACCTGTCAGAGGATATAGGTCTTTGCATTCTCCATCTGTTGTTGGAGCTGCTGATACAGGTATTGATGCTATTATAGTCACTAACGTTAAAGCTAATAATTTCTTCATGATTTTATTTCCTTTCTTATATAAAATTCACAATTTCCCTTGCTAAGTATGAGTACATAACAGAAACAGAAATTCTGTGCCACGATCCATTTTGGAACATCATTACCGGAATATCAAAAGGATCCTTTGGACGTTCAGTGCATATAAACTGAAGCCCATTTCCTCTAATAAATAAGGCTCCTTTAGGTACTGTGTAACCCAAAAGAGCCTCTTTCCGTTGCAGTCGGACGGTTGTGTATTTAATTGTCATGTGTTTCACTCCTTTATATATTCCATGATGTCACCTGGTTGACAGTTAAGTATTTCGCATAAATGCATGATAGTATCTACTGCTACATTTGCATTGTCGGTTAATCTCTTAATAAGAGTAGGAGACATTTTATAGTCTTCTCTTAAATTACGTTTTCTTAGTCCTCTTTCTCTCATAAGATTCCAGAGTTTTCTGTAACTTACGTTTCCCTTGTATCTTTTTGCCATTTCTTTTCTCCAATAAAAAAGACACCTCTTTCGAGATGTCTTAGTCTGCGCAAAGCACTCCTATTTTAGACCATGAGGCTGGTCCTCTGTCTACTATAGTACACAAGTCTGGATGAAATTCATGCGGCATAAAAATTTTATCAATCCAATTGTCCGCTGCTACTTCATCTATAAAGTAAGTTTCCGTTGTGTATTCTACAGTAGTATACGGTACTCTATGTAATATACTAACGTAATACATATATCACTCTCCTTTTGTCCCTATTTTAGTTCCATCTGGGAAATCAAAGGAACAGTTAAATTCTGCTCCCATACAACGAGCTATTTCTTGAAGTTCATCAAGAGTGAATTTGCCTCTCTGGATTCTTTTAGATATATTCTGTTGAGTTACTCCCAAACGAGCACCAAGTTCCGTTTTGCTCATGTTTGCCTTGGCTAAGGCTGGATTAATAATTCTCTGCATAGGTTTATACCTCCTACAGAGATTATAAATTATCTAGTTCCCTTGTGCAAGTGAAAAGATTCCTGTTTCAGCATTGTAAAAATATCCTTTGCCTTGATATTTTCTCTGACAGAGATTTTGGAATCTTTCCAAAGACATAAAACTTTCACCGATTAATATTGCTCGATCATCTCCAGCACATCCTACATAGTAACTTTCGCCTAGTACCATTGCCAAGCGTTCCATTGCTCCCGGATAGAATAAAGCTATTGCTCCTTCGTCTCCGACAGAAGTAGTCACTATCCACCATGGATAATCTGATTTTCTCATTTCTGTTGTGTGGAATCCTTCATCTTCATAAGGATCACCTGTTAATTTCACTTCCATACACTGACCAATGGAACAAAGAATTCCTGGATACATTTTCTCTAATGACTCAAGATACACTGACTTTCTGTCCTCTGGTGTTTTGAATGAATCATTGCCAGAGAACTGTTTATATAATACTTCTAAGTTCATATTAATGTTTCCTTTCTAAATAATGTGTTTCGCTTGCGAAGTGAACTAAAGCCCCTTCTTCGCCAACTTCTATTTCTATTGGCTGTCCTTCGCTCACAACAGCAGACTTAATATAATCATCTACTGTCTTGGACGTTCCATTATTAGAGACAATACAAGATACTGTATCTCCTACGGAGAAACCTTTTCCTTTGTAGCTCCATGTTTGCTTATCAGGAGAAACTATTGAGATACTTCTCCCTGAAACAAAATATACAGTGCCTATCATTGGACGGGTACTGTCTTCTGTAGCTCCTGTAGGCTTTACTACAGCTAATAAAAAAAGGAGTGCTATTAACACTCCTATCAATGAAGGGATTACTACTTCTTTGATTAATTTTTGCTTTACTTTGTCTGCCTTGTTCATATCAGACCCTCCCTTCAAAATCATAGATACGCCTTGTGCCAAATGGCTTGTAGGC